CGATGGCCGGTACAAGCGCCTGAACACGTCGACGGCGAAGGACTCGGCAGCCTGGCGCGACTTCCGCCGCGTCGTCGAGGGCTCGCCCGTGTGGCGCTTCGCGAAGATGCTCGGCACCGCAAACCCGCTCGTGTCGCCCGAGCACTGGGCCCGCCTGCGCGCCGGTGGCATGACGCAACGCGAGTGGGACCGTCGCGTCCTCGCCCTAGACGTCCCGCCAGAGAAGCAACTGTATTACAACTGGCGCCGCACCAACGACGACGGCGCGCCGGCAAACCTGATGCCGATCCCGATTGGCGCCGTCGACGTGACCGCCGACGTCCTCGCGTCCTACGGGCGCCGCATCGGCGTTCTTGTCGGGCATGACCCCGGCACGCTGCAACACGTCTCGATGTTCTTGAAGGCGTACAAGCTGACGCCTCGCGACCGTCACTATCGGTGGTTCGTCGTCGACGAAGTGACCAGCCCGGAGTCGACGGTGCGGGCCCACGTCGCCGACGTACTCAAGCGCCTCCAAGAGCACCACGGGTGCAACCTCACCGACTGGAAGGGGCGCCCGTCGGAGTCGTCGCCCGTCGCGCTCGTGCGCATCGACCCGCACACGCAGACCGGCACGGAGCACCCGGGCCGTGACCTGTACACCGTGTGGAGGCAGTTCGGCTTGATCGCTCTCGCCGCGGCGTACCAGCCCGGCACGACGAAGCCGCAGACGATCAAGAAGGAGTCGCGCTTCGACCTGATGAACGTCCTCCTCTGCGACGACGTCGGCGGTGCCGAGCGGCGCCTACTTGTCGCGTGCAACGACCGCGGCGCGCCCGCGGCCCCGCGCCTTGTCTCGGCCTTCGAGTCGTTGGAGCGCAACGAGGCCGGCGAAGGCGAGGCGGACGGCAAGGGCAAGGGCGATCTCTCGCACTGGCCCGCCGCGGTCGGCTACGCAGTATGGCAGGTGGAACGCCCGCGGATCGAAAACGCGGCGCCGCGGGAGGCGCAGTCGTGACGGTGTCGATCCTCGAGTTGCTGACCATGCTTCCCGACGGAGGGCGCGGGATCGCGCTCGGCATGGACGAACTCGGCGCGTTCCTCCGTGACCGCCTCGGCCTTCTCTCCGAGGACGAAAAGCAGCGCAACGGGCGGCACGCGCTGCGAGACGAGATGTTCCGCGACGGCGGCGATCGGTACATGGCCGACGTCGTCTTGCCCGACGTCTTCGAGGATCCCGAGGTCTTGCGCAAGCGCCGCGCGGTGGTGCCGCACGCGAAGTTCTCGAACTGCCTCAAGCGGATCGTCGTCGAGATGTCGACGGTCTACGCCGAGCCTGCGCGCCGCACTGTCGGAGGCACCGACGAGAACCAAGCCCGCTACAGCGCCGCCGTCGAGGAGTTGAACCTCGACGAGCAGATGGGCGCGGTGAACGAACTCCTCAACCTCCACCGCGCGCTGTTCGTCGCTCCGCGCGTCAAGGTCGACGCCGAGGGCGCGGTGTCGCTGGCCCTCGACATCGCGACGCCGGCGACCACGCGCCTCGTCTGTCATCCGCTCGACCGCACGCAGGTCGTCGCGATCCTCGTGCGCGTTGACATGCCGATGGCCCGCAACCCGTTCACGCGGTCGCCAGCCTGGCAACTGTGGAGCGACCACGAACAGATGTACCTCGACGATCGGCTCAACCCGATCGACGGTACGCACGTCGTGCACGGCATCGGCTCCACACCGTGGGTGCCGCTGACCTACAGCCCGATCGCCATCCCTGGCTTCTGGCCGGGTCGCGACGGCGACGATCTGGTCGCGGCTCGGGTGACCGAGTGGCTGACCGACGTCCTGATGATCAAGGAAGCCAAGAGCAACAAGAAGGTCCCGGTGGTGTCCGGCGACACGTCGGCGATGGCCCGCAACCAGGCCGCTGACTCCGAGGTACCGATCAGCGCGCCCGAGGGTGTGTCAGTGACCACCGTCGACATGGGCACCGACCCGGCGCCGTTCATCGCGACGAGCAATCACGCCCTCGAGCGCACCGGCAACAACCACGGCCTGAGCATGGGCGCGCTCACTCACCAGGGTGTGCAGTCCGCCGAGGCGCGCGAGATCATGCTTGCCCCGGTCCGCGAGCGCCGCCGGAAGCAGATCAAGATCTTTCGCCGCTTCGAGCGCCGGCTAGCGGTCGTCCTGTCGCGCGTCCTCGCTCGCTACGCCCCGTCGCTGGCGTTCGAACCGATCGACTGGCGGATCGACTTCGGCGAGGCCGCGGTCCTTCTCTCGAAGCGCGACCGCCTCGACATCTTCGAGAAGGAGCGCCGCCTCGGCCTGACCAACACGATCCGTTTCAAGATGTCGGAGAACCCCGACATCGACGACGCGCAAGCGATGGCGGAGATGGTCGAGGACGTCGCGATCGAGACGATGCGCAACGAGCTGATGCGCCCGTTGCAGGCGATCGCCGGCTCCACCGGCGCCGAGATGCCCGACGCCGCATCCGGCGAGAGCGCGCCCGCTCCGGCTCCTGCGACGCCGCCCGATCTGTCGTGGGTCGAGGAGGTGGTCAATGCCGCTTAGCCCTGCCCAGCGCGAGCGCGTAGCGGCCGAGGCCAAGCGCCGCGGCGTCGACCCGGAGGCCGCCATCGCCGCGGCAGAGAAGGCCGCGCGCCCGCGCTCGTCGCCCGATGACGCCCCGTCCGCCGACGACGCGCCATCGCCCGCGCCCGCGAGCGACGCCCCGGCGCGACCGATCGCCGATCGACTCCTGATCGGGTTCCTGCCCTTCATCCGCGTGCGCGAGCTGCGCGCGAACTGGCTCGGCCTCGACGAGCGGATCGCCGACGACGATCTGACCTGCGGCGAGTTCCAGGCCAAGTACGGCGGCAACGGTCAGCCGATGCCGGTCGCACCCATCGATTCGCCTCCCGGCGGCGCATAGCCGGGACTTCGGGGACGACGCCCGCAACCGGTCGGTCACGAGAGAGGACGCCTTCATGGACCCCGACGACACCGCAACGACGCCAAGCAACGCCCCGGCTGCCGACGCGCAGCAGCCACCGGTCGCGCCTGCGCCGACCTCGTACACCGAGGCCGACCTGGCCGCTGCCGTCAAGCGCGCGCGAGATGCAGCGTATGCCGAGGCCCGTCGCCTGTTCGCCGACAAGACCAAGGAGACCTCTCGCCCCGCCGAGCCACGCAACGACCATCCCGCCGCCCCACGCCAAGAGACGGACGTGGCCGCGCTCGTCAGGGCCGAGACCGCCAAGGTTCGCACCATCGAGCGCGCCTTGTCGGCCTTCGACCTGACCGACGCCGCCCGCTCCATCCTCGAGGCGGACTTGGACGCCGCGAACCCCGCCGACCCGTCGGCGTGGATCGCGCAGCGCGCCGAGGCGTTCGGGCTGCCCCGTCGAGGCTCGGTGCCGCAGAAGGCCGCGACCACCGCCACCAACAACGCATCACCGGCGCCGAACGCGCCACCCGCTCCGATGCCGGGCTCCCCGCCCGCCGCTCCTCGAGTCACCGGCGACACACCGCTACTCCAGATCATGCGCCGCGACCCTGCCGCACTGGCTGAGTTGCAGCGCAACCCCGCGGAGTACTCGCGCCGGCTGTTCGAGGAGATGCGCGGCACCCGGGTTGTCACGCGTCGGGGCTGAAAGACGAGACGATGGCCAACGAGACCACGACCGCGACCCTCGACGACATCACCCACGCGTCCCTGATCGGGCCGTTCCTGATCCGCGCGCTCTCCGAGAAGCCGGGGACCTACGTCCACGGCAAGGAGTTCGACCTCACGCGGGCCCACGCCTCGCCGGCGATCAAGATCCCGGCCGAGACCGCGTGGTGGGGAAGCGCCAACGACGACGGCGCCGGCGTCGACACCGAGTGGGACGCGACGCAGGGCACCGACCTCTCCAACACCGCGGTCAGCACCGGGGCCGGTGTCACCATCACCCCGGGCGAGTTCGGCGTCCTGATCGAGCTGGCCGACAACGTCGGCGAGGACTCGGTCAGCGCGATCGACATCTTCAACTGGATCCAGGAGCGCATGCTCCACGTGATCAGCCTGGCGATCACGGACGACTTCATCGCGCTCTACGCCAGCCTCTCGAACACCGTCGGCACGTCGGGCTCCGACCTCACCGTCGCGCAGCTCATCGCCGCGCAGCAGGGCCTCCGCACCCGCGGCGTCGACGCCGACGCGCTGGTCTACGTCCTCGACAACCAGCAGGTGAGCGACGTCGAGTCCGCGCTCTCGGCGGCGTCCACCTCGGTCGCGACCTTCGCGCTCTCGGCGGACCGCCTGATCAACTACGCGCCGACCGCCGACAACGGCATGGGATCGACGCGCCAGGTGATGACCTTCCGCGGGATCCCGGTCTACGCGACCGGCCTGACCGACACCGCCAACACCGCGGCCGACGTCGTGGGCGCCTGCTACGCGCCGTCGACGGCGTACAACGACACGAGCGGCGCGACCACGTTCGCGAGCGTGTGGAAGCGCATGCCGCGGATCGAGCTGGACCGCAACGCCGAGGGCCGCGCCACCAAGATGGTCATGACCGCGCGATGGGGCGGCGGCGAGATGCAGGACGGCGCCGGCACCGCGATCATCACCGACGCCTGAACCGCCGACGACAAGGAGAACGACCAGATGAACACCGACAACCTGATCAAGTCCAAGAACAGCGACGGCCAGTGGGATGGCAACTACCTGGCGGTGACCGCTTCGGGCGCCATCGTCGGCGTCCCGCTGCACTCGCTCAAGAGCACCGCGCGGTGGGCGACCGCCGCCGACGTGGCGGCCAGCGTCGAGGCCGAGCGCAAGCGCAACATCAAGCCCGACGCCTGAACCACTGACACCGACGAGAAAGAGAGCCGACGATGGCCGAAGCATCACTGTGGGTCCGAGAGAAGTCCGTCCCGGGGCGCAAGGTCGCCGCGGTCGAGTGGAACCGCGAGACCCGGTCATGGGAGCGCGTGGTCGATGATCTGGGCAACCCGGTCAACGAGCGCGTTCCGTCCTTCGGCTTCGTCGGCACTCCGTCGACGGTGCTCAAGCCGATGCCCGGCGCGAACCGCCGGGCGACGCGCTTCATGCACATGGACGGGCACATCACCTCGTCGCCGCTGATCAGCGCCGCCGCGTCGCAGCCCGACAGCTCGTCGTATGCGGACTACACGCGGGCCAAGGCGAAGCACTTCGGGTGGATCGAGTACGGGCACTGCCCGCTCGAGGATCACCAGTCGGACCGCGAGGGCTTTGCGATCCAGAAGCTCGTCGCCAAGGAGAACCGCGAGGCCGCCGCCAAAAACGATCGGTGCCGCCACTGGTGGACCGGCGGGCCGATCGCCAACTCGGTCCCGTGCCGCCACTGGCTGGCCGAACTCGACGCACGGCGCGACCTGCGCAACCGCGACGACAAGGCCAAGGCGCAGGCCTTCAAGTCCGAGGCCGAGAAGCAGACCACCGCGATCGCCGACCTTGTGCGCACCGTCGCCGAGCGCGCGATGCCGGAGACCCGCGCCGAGGCCGTGGCGCCCGCGCCGAAGGGTAAGGGGGGCTGACGCGTGCAACCGCTGACCGGCCGCGCCCTCCGCGATCGCACGATCCGCGACTACCGCCGCACCGCCGAGCGCGCCGGGCAGGTCGTCGACGCGCGCGAGATCGAGCGCCTGGCGATCCATGACTGCCAGGTCTACGACGCGGTGATGCGCGAGGCGCGCCCGGTCGGCGAGGCGAAGCCTGACCCCGAGGCCGAGGCGAAGCGCGAGGCCGCCCTCGATGAGATGGCGGCGGCCGAGGGCGTCGAGATCGACCACGGCCAAATCAGCTACCAGCGCGCGCCGATCAGTCGCCTGCACACGAGCCACGTCCCGACCTCGCGAGCGGCCTACGCCACCGCGCGGATCCAGCGGATCATCTCGGGCGCCACCGCCGACCGCAACCCGGTCGTGGCCACGTCGACGTGCGAGATCCCGCACCTCGCCCTCGAGGTCTATCGCCTGTT